AAGATCATAATAGAATAATCCATACAACATATCATTCTTTACATAGACTCCAAGAGGCAGGAATAAAGGTAGACACGATATATTTTGATGAGGCACACAATAGTACTCAAAGGAATTTCATAGAGGCAGTAGAATACTTCTCATTATATGCAGATAGGTGCTATTTCTTCACAGCAACGCCAAAATATTCATATACTCCTATGAAGGTGGGTATGAATGAGTCTGACATATTTGGTGAGGTAATCTGCAAGGTACCTGCACCTGAATTGGTAAAGAAAGGATATATCTTACCACCTAAAGTGGCAATACTCAAGCACGATGTATTAAAGAAAGATGAACTGACTCCACATGTAGATTGTGAGAAGATTATTGGTACTATTAAAGAACACAGTGTTAAAAAGGTGCTTATATGTGCCAAGGCAACAAAACAGATTGTTAGATTAGTATCACAAACTGATTTTTGCATAGAATTAAATGAGATGGGGTACAATTGGATGTACATCACATCTAAAACTGGTGCTGTTATTAATGGTGAGAAAGTTAGTAGGGAGAAGTTCTTTGAAGTATTGAATAGATGGGGCAAAGAGGATGATAGAAAGTTTATTGTGTTACATCATAGCATATTATCTGAAGGTATCAACGTGAGTGGACTTGAGGCAGTCTTGTTTATGCGTTCTATGGATTATATCGGTATATCACAGACAATTGGAAGGGTTATAAGAAAAGGTAGCAAAGAGAAAACATATGGATTAGTATGTGTTCCTATATATTCCAAAGTGGGTATCAGTACTGCCCGTAGAGTACAAGCAGTTGTTGATACTGTATTCAATAAGGGAGAACCTGCTATTAGTGTTGTAAAGAGATGAAAAAAGTTTTATTTCCCTCTAATTTTTATATGCAGTATGTAGCTCCTAATGCCAAGGAGATAATTGATGTTATTAACAGTTATGAGCAAACATCAATTGATAATACGGGTTTTAAATGGGGTGAGCAATGTTCTTTAAATAGGATTCCATTAAAATCAGATGATTGGGTTTCTTTACTTAAGCCTAGTTTAGATCTATTGGCGAATGATTTTAATGTAACGTTTGATTTTATCTTATCTAGTCCCTGGATAAATTTATATAGAAAAGGAGATCATCAAGAAGTTCATGATCATCTGACATCAGAAGTTGGTGTTCGTGTTGAAGATTTTGTTTGTGTATTTGCTGCAAATGAAGGAGAAGGTTTTTCTAAACTTTATTTTAGGGATAGATGTGATATGGTATTAACACCAGGAGCACAATCCTTGATATCAGATTATTATAGTGTGTGGATGCCAGATTTAAAAGCAGGAAATATTATATTTTTCCCATCTCATATGCTACATGGTGTATCTCCTCAGAAAAGTGATATTATAAGAAAGACTGTAGCATGTAATTTTAGTATTACTTCAGTGACCAAAAAAGAAAGTGTCCACTGACATGCCATTCATTCAGTAAATAGTTTATAATAGACACATACCAAAGAGGAAACTCCCATGCGCTGCGAAGTCAAACTGTACGTTGCAGGTACCGTCTTCTATGAAGAGGTTCATGCAAAAGATTATCAAGAAGCAAAGCAGGTAGCACTGGCACGTAATCCTAATGCTACTGTTGTTAGTGTAAATGCCAAGTTCTAAACAGTATGACGGTCAACCCCGTAAGGACTGGACTAGGGATAAGTGGTTGCAACATGCTTATGTGCAATCACATAATCCTTGGTTGGATGATGATGATAGACAGTATTGGAAAGATAAAATAAAGGAGTTGACAAAATGAGACAAACTGATTATAGAAAGTTTTACACTTGTCCCAATAAAACTATTCTGGATACTAAATGTGGTACTCCTGAAGGTTATGTAACCAAAGATGGAATGTGGGCAGCTGTGCCTATAATAGGCAGTAAAAAGATGCAGATTATATACAATGGTACGTTTCCACATGTTGCTAAAAATTATGCGTCTGCTAAAGCATACATAATCAGAGAAGTTAAAAAGGAGAAGAAAAAGAAATGAAGGATCAGAATGCAATTAGTGAGAAAGAGACCAAAGAGGAAAAGTGGACTAGAGCGCATGCACTCTTTCTTGAATCATTATATAAGGCAGATCATGAATTGCGTGGTTGTTCTCACAATCAGAAATGTTATCATGAACTCTTAGAGATAAGAGATGAAGTGATAGAACATGTTAGAACAATACATAATCCACATGCACCAGCAGGGAAGTTCCGTGGTGCTGAATCAGTTAAGTCTATTAATGGTATTAGTGTTACTTTATTAGGTGGAGCATTAGGTAAACATTATATGGAGGATTGGTCAGAAGAGCATCTGAATGAGTGGAAAGAATATGTAAGTAGTATTGCCTAGGCATAAATTTTTGTAAAACCGAACTTGCATTTGTGTGCATTTTATGATAAATAATAGGGAGAATTAAAGGAGGCAAAATGCATTAAAACTCCTTGTTATGTGTTTTACATTATGTTATTTTGTAGTATCTGGAGACGATTATGCACAACTTAATCCCATTCAATCAATTAGCAGCCGAGGAAACTTTTAAGACTGATAATGATATGATCGCAGAATATTACGAGTGTTTAATCGACTGTGAAGATAATCAGTCTACTTGTAAACGAATCTGTAAGGAGGTTCTAATTTAGGTTTAGAGTCTATTTGTAGTAAAGTTAAGAGTTAAAATGCTACCTTATTCGCATCCGCCTTAAATAGTCCAAACGTTAACAAAATTTAATAGTAAAAAGAAACTCTCGTCACCTACTAACAGACGGGAGTTTTATATTATGTGCTATAATATAGAGTATGTTATAATTGACTACATAGATTAAAAAAACTATGGAAGAAGAATTAGAACGTCTTAAATTAGAAATTGAATCTCTTAAGAAAGAATTAGCAGTTCTTCGTAATCCCATGCACTTACAATATACTGGAGAAGTGGTGGATGCAATGACATCACATCAGTGTGATTTAGCAGAGACAGAAGAAGATAAGGAGAGATGTAGAATGGGTAAACTTCCATTAAAAGGAGGATGAAATGAGTATTTTAGATTCAATTTATAGATCTATTATGAATATCAATGTTGGTAGTCATAAGGGAGAAGATTTTAATCTCAATCTCAATAACTTTATTGATGATTTAAAAAAGAAAGGATATGTTTATAATGATATAAGAGATTGGTGGGAACGTACATGGACAACTAATGAAGGAAAGGAATCTATTCAGGAAATATATAAACAAGATAATGATGGTTGGAAGAAATTAATGATTGGTTATGATGATAATATATTTTATGAAGAGAGGATAAATGAATCCTGATAATATTGAATTGCGTAATACATCGCAACTATTTGAGTATGAAAAGATGTCAAGAGAGATTGATGAGTGTTATGATGTTGATACACTCAAACAAATGTGTAAGTTTTTAGTGAAGTTAGAAATGAAAACAAGAGAGACTTATAGTATAGTATTGCATGATGTATTAGGTGATAATGATATACTTAAACACATGCCTGATTTATCAACCCCAACGGAGTAAAAAATGAGTAATGCAGAAACCCCAACAGGAAAAACGAATATACAACCAGGCACTTATATTGATGAGGATGGATGGACTCAAAAGCTACCAATTAGTGATGCTGAATGTATCTTAAGATGCCTTAAGAACAGCCCTACAGGCATAGAGAATGATCAGGTAGCGTATTTAATCAAATCAATAGAGAATGGTGAAGTGGTGCATATGAATACATACGACCAGAGTGGTAGAACCAGTAAGAAAATTGTGATAGAGTATGATGTAGGGACATATGAGAGAACTAAGAGTAATGATTAATGCCTAGAATGAACAATCATACTAAATTGGTATTTGCATTAGAACATGTAGCACATCTTGAAGATCTGTTACATGAGAATGAATGGGACAATTATCTCATTCAACCATTAAATACAATTAAGTTTGAATTAGAGCGACAACTTAAACACGAACAATTTAAACGGAGGATTCAATGACATTACGATCATATACAATTGAAAAGAAAGGCGATAAGCGTAATCAGATTTGGGAATGGGAAGAAACACCTGAACTAATAGCAGCAGTAGAACAATTGCAGAAGTCTTCGCAGGTGGTTAAGGATATTGCATATGTTGATAGACCGATACATATTGGTAATCAAAACTATGCTCCTTTAAAAAAGAGAAATGCATAATCTGTATGAGGAGATGATGGAGATGAGAGATCATCTCCTTACTAGAATAGAAATGCTTGAAGATGATGTAGATCGACTCACTCAAGAGAATATGGACTATGTGAAAGAATTATATTGTCTTGAGCGTAGTTTATATCATCATATAGATACCATAGTTGGAGAAGTAACAGAACTTAATTTTAATGAAGGACAAGAAAGCAGCAAAGAAGATTATCAAGAGGGCAAAGAAACATCCTGAATTGTACACAGAATCCGATGTAAGGTATGCTAAACTAGTAAGAAGACGTATTAAACGTGAGGAACGAGATGCAGAACGTAGACTCCTTGAAGATCAATCAGAATGAAGACGGATCTTATACTATCGATTGGAATAGACAAGACCCTAATTGGAAATGGTTAAATAACTTGACATCTAAAGAGATTCAAGTTATCATAGAACAAGCAATCAAGTATGATCAAAATGACAGAGAACCCTGAATATAAATCATATTCTATTCATCATTTGGAAGAATCAATTAGAGATGCTATGGAATCAGAATGTACTCCTCAAGAGATATATGATACCATAGTTGGTATGGTTAAGAATAATATGAAATATTATAAGGCATGTTATAATGATAGTATTAGATTACTGGCTTTGTTAAGAGGAAATAATAACTCTAGTATTAAAGTTCATGATAGGGATTGGACTCAAGTAGAAGATTTTACTGTAACACCAGGAATTCAAGTTACATCATCAGTTGATGGTATTACTACTGAATGGAATGATTATTGGAATGGTAATGTTTATGGTAAAGAGTTTAATGATGCACTTGAAAGGTATGGGTATGTATATACACCACCAACAGAAGAAGAAAGAAGAAGATTTAAGTTGGATTCAGGGTTTCTACATAATGATGAGGATGATAATTAATTATGGCACTATCAGAAACAGTACAAGAGTCAATGCGTGAAGCAGAGTCACATTTACGCAATGCATTATCATTTGCAGCAAGAACCGAGAGACCTAATACAGTTTCTCATATTGCTAAACTCATTGCAGGTATAGATAATATCATATCTGCTGAAGAAGTTATATCTAAATTGGAAGAACGTGAACCTGGTAGTACTGGCATGTTCGGTATACAGTTTAATCCTGAATTGTACGATGATGACGATGAAGATTAACAATCATTACGCGAATAGAAAGACAATATAAAGAATTGTTGTTTTTGTTATAGATAATGTTAAACTATCAACACATTTCTCCAAAACTAATGATTAATTTAGACGACAGATATCATTCCTATCTACACAGTGGCAAGAAATTCACTATTGATGGTGTTGGTGAACGTGTAAAAGGTTATGGTTGGAGTGATGATGGAAAGGATATTATAGGTCATTATGTTATCACTGAGAATTATAAGTTACATTATAATATGGATGCAATCTTTGTCAGGATGGAAGCACTTAGGGAATTAGAAACCATAGCATCCAAATAAATAAAAGTGACTAATTCTAAACTTGATAATATGACAACACAAGCACCGCACGAGTACATTGAATCGGATGGTAAGGAACACATCAATGGTGGTATGATTGAGTATAGTAAAGAAGATCTG